CAGCGTTCAGACCGTGGATTGCCTTAAGGTCTTGTGCCAGTTCCAAGGAGTACTCAGCTTTGAGTGCTCTGGACTTAGCGGTTACAGTGACTTTCTCAATCGAGAATGCCATCTGGTTGAAGGCATCTGATCCTGTACCGTCAAGCGATTCAGAATCATCCTTACGCATGCCACCACCAACGGTGTAACCTGCGGAAGATGCAGAACCAACTGGGTTCAGTGCGGCAGGGTTGCTACCAGCCTGGATTGTAGAACCGATACCTGCAGCAGCATCAGCGAAGCCGTTGCTAAGATCGGATCCTGCATCCTGACCGGAGAAGGTGGTGTCTGCTTCGTCGTAGAATGCCTCGGTGCCACTCTGATTAGTGTAGCGGGAGCGCATTGCGAAGATCAGTCCGGTAGGACCAGACATTGGTTGAACGCCAGCCAGGTCATATGCGACCAGGTTAGGCATTGAGCGACGGATCAAGGAGATCAGTACAGGGTCGAAACCTGCAACTGGACCTGCAGCGGTTGCATCGCCTTGGAATCCGTTGGAACCAACAGCATTGGTTGGTTGCTCGGTAAGCATTCCGCCTTGCTCGAAGGAAGATTGCTCTTTAAGAAATTTTTCTTGGTTTTCTAACAGGACAGCGGTGACCGCTCTACGATGGTTGTCTTTGATTGGATCAAGACCCTCATAGTTGAGGAGAGGTGCCCACTTTTCCTGCAATTGTTCTGATTGGAACATTGCTGGTTACCTAAAGTAAAAAGTTTGCGTTTGATTTAATGTTAAATTCAGGAATTGCTGGTCGTTGAGAACGAACCCAGGGTTCTAAGGTAGCGATCCATAGAATTGCTATGGAATTCAGGGGACTCGTCTACACCTTCGGAAAGGGTTTCGGTCTTAGGAGCAGCTGCTGTGTTTCTGGAGAAGTATGACTCCTTCAGAGTTTCCAGCTTTTCACGATATTCTGCTTCACTTTCAAACTCTACACTCTCTGCAAGTGAGGCGAGCTTCTCTTTCTGAGTAGCGGCAAGGCCATCAGAAACTGACTCAAAGATACCATCAGCAGTCGCCTCGGAGAGACGCTTGTTGAGAGAGATATTCTTATCAATCTGCTCGTTGAGTTTTGTCTCCATGTCATCAAGTTTGTCTACCATGCTCTCTAATACATCATACTTATCTTCAGGAATGGTTACATAATGTTCTTCAAAAAGACCCTTCATGCCTTCCAAGAAGGATTCGGTCATTTCGGTCTTGAGTGCATGTTCGATAACGAGGGCATTTTCAGTAAACCACTCGTCAGCGACATACTCCAGATAGGAGTCTACACGCTCACCAAGTGCTACTTTTGCTTCCTCGATCTCTTCGCTCAGTTTTTCAGCATACTGAGCTTCGATTTCTTCTTTAATACTAGCGACTTTTGCATTGATCGCTGCTTCAAAGATGGTCTTTGCCTTTTCTTTAAAGTCTTCGGAAAGATCTTCTCCACCGAGGAGAGCATTGACATCCTCTTCGATGTCATACTCAGCAACCTCAGTAGTTTCTTCTTCAGCAACTACTTCGTCAGTCACAGTCTCTTCTTCCTCAATGGTGTCTTCGTCGGAAAGTTCTTCGTCCTCTTTCATACCCTTAGGCATGGCATCTGCCTTACCGGCAGACTTATTGACAACATCCTTAACTTGCTTAAGGGTGCCGCCTGGCTCCTTCAGTTTTGCCGAATCATCATCGGGCTTATAGTTTTCTGGGGTAGGACCACCAAGATCCTCAACACTCGCTAACTGAGTGCCTGGATCCGCCATAGTTGGCATTGGATCAGCAGGTTTTGCTCCAGCATTAACAGCGGTGCGAGATTGCTGTGTCTTTACTTCCATTTCTTGTAATTGCTTACCACGAGACATTTGAACTCTCCGATTTACCTGTATTAAATCTATATTTATTTATAAAATTAAAGATTAGAAAGAAAATCATTAAATAAATTTAACTTTTTCTCATCTAATGCGCTTTGATCAACCAGAGTGTTGATCTCTCTGTATGTTTTCTGTGCATACTTTTCACGAAGGATGCCACCATCCCATACCCAATCTTTTCCTTCCATGATTCCTTCAACAAATGCATCAGGAGCAGAAGGATCGGCAACAATATCAGCAGCAGTTGCTAACATAAAGTCATCACCGACAACATTGATTCCCTCTTTTGTTTGTCTAAGAGAACCAATACCACGAGAAGATACGCCGAGTCTTACACCCTCTTCAACAAGAGCAGCAGCAATCTTACCCATGGGTGTGCTTAAAATCTTTGCTTTGCCAACAAAGTTTGATCCAGATTCTTTCAGTGAAACAATCTTGTGTGATACACGGTCAAGGTTGACGGTGGGACCATCGGGATGACCGAGTTCTCCAAGTGCTCTGCCTGAAACAACATGGTTCTCGTTATAGCGAGAAACTTCGCGGCGCAGAGTTTCCATAGGATACATACGTCCATTACGGTTTTTGATGTTTCCTTGGAGAAATACTCCTTCAATATAAAGAGATTTCTTGCCGTTTTTTTGTTCGACGATGAATTCTACTGATTCGATCTCTTCTCTGATAAGTTTCATGATACTCTGCTTAGATTCTTTGAACTTGTTGATAATGTAGAGTTCCACTTCCGTCGCCAATGGCGGCAACCATAAACGAACCTCTTAGTTCTGCATATCCAGGACCAGGAGTTTGTGCGACATAGTTGGTATGAATACCAGAAGAATCGTGATTAACGATAATTCTAGTATTGAAGAAACCACCTACACCTGCGGTTGTATTTACTGAATCAACAATTTTATGTGTAAAAGTCAGATAAGATGGAACACCAGTCAAAGTGACGGCATCACCAACCTCAAATGGTTGACCCGTTCCCTCAGGGAAATCAATAATTGTTGTAGTTCCAGTGGTAACACCAACTACTCTTTGAGCAGAGACTTTACCTAGACTAATAATATCGTCTTCACCCGCATGAACATAAAAATTAGTCGTTGCTGCTGTTGGAAGAGTTCCAATAGCAATGTGACAACCCGCACCTTTTGCTACAACTCTTAAGTATTCAGACTGATGTGCAGTTTGATCAACGCCCCGCCTATTAGCTCCACTGGCAATAGGTAAGGCGGAATTTATTCCTACTGGATTTAACGCCGTCATTATGCTAGAACAATCATTTACTAGTTATTTATTTATTTTATTCTTCGCCCTCTTCTTCCTCTACCTCATCCTCGATTTCTTCTTCAGAATCGAGTTGATCAACAACATCTTCGCCGTCGAAAACAGAAGCTGCTACTTCGGGGCGATATGCGTCAATTCTTTCAGCAGATTTGGAGAAAAGAAGTTCTTTAATCTTGTCACTAATTTGTGATGGAGACTCATCACTAGCGACCATATCCAAAAGGTCATCCATTTTTAGTATTGATATACAACTTAAAAGTATTTATGTATTAGATTTCACCACCTTTAGGCATTTCTGGTGCCTCGGTAGAAGATCCATCAATCTCAGGTTCCATTTGTGGTTTGCCTAAGTCCATACCTGCTGCTGGATCCAAAGGTTGTCCGGTTGCAGGATCAATTGTTGCTGGATCGGGAATGATTCCTTTTTTAATTTCATCCTCAATCAGTTTATCCTGTTCAAGAATTTCGATATCAGTCTGACGCAAGATCTTGCGACGAATATAATCTTGAGAATAGTATTTACCGACATATGGTTCTGCAGTCTGAGCAAGAGTTAGTCTCTCATTCATCAGTTCTGCTTCTTTCAGTTCAGAGAAATGATTGTCATAGAGGAAGTCATACTGAATATGCTCACTCATTCTCTCCCAATCTTCTGGAGTAATAATGTTCTTCAGGATCAATTGAGTCTTCAACATGTCATTAAACATGTTAGAGAATCTCTTTCTCAAACGACTAACAAACTTAGTAAACTTCAGTTCATCTCTGAGAATTTCGGAAGATCTTCCGAGATTAAATCCTCCTTCTCCATCCATTCTAGACGGGGGGACGTTAAGTGATCTGTATAACTTTTTCTTAAAGTATTCAATATCTGTGATTTCACCAAGGTTTTGACCTCCAGGAAGAGTAGTAATTTCAGTACCACGCCCTCCTTCTCTGCGAGGGAGCCAGAAATCTTCAAGCATCGCCATGTATTTTTTATCATCACGAATTTCTCCCGTGTTTGCATCATAAACAAGTTTGTTGCGATAACGCATCATTACATCACGCAGATATTGTTCTGCTTTCATCTTTGGTAGATTACCAACATCAATATAGAAAATTCTACGTTCTGGTGCTCTACTTAAACGATAGATGACCAGTGAATCCTCAATCATGCGGAGTTGATTGAGCGATTTAATTGCTTTGTGAAGATAAGAAAGTGTATTTCCTTTATTCCTATCTACCAGTCCAGACGTACAGTATGTAATTGCATCAGCAGCAATCTTAATACCTTGACTTGCTCCTGTCTGAATTGGGTTGCCAGAGGGATATCTTGGTTTGGGATTGTAGAGAAAATATTCCTCAA